TATCCGACCGCCAACGGTAAGCAGATGAAAGTATCTGCAGTAGGAGTTGACTCTGGAGGCCACTACACGTCAGAGGTTTACGCTTATTGCCGTCAGCGCCAACGGTTAAATGTTTTTGCGTTAAAAGGGCAATCGCAGCGCAATAAACCTGCAATTGGTAAGCCAAGCAAAGTTGACATCAACTACAAAGGGCAAGTGCTTAAAAATTCAGCGCAGGTGTTTCCTGTTGGCGTAGACACGATCAAAAGCACGTTGTTTGGGCGCTTGAAGCACAATGAAGAAGGCCCTGGCTATATCCACTTCCATGCGGAGGCCGGTGCAGAGTATTTCAAGCAACTCACGTCTGAACGGCAAGTCGTTCGTTATGTCAAAGGTTTTGCTGTGCGGGAATGGAAGAAAAAGGCTGGTGATCGAAACGAGGCGCTTGACTGTTTTGTTTATTCCTATGCCGCTTTGAATTTTCTATACATGCGCTTCAACCGGCATACTATTTTTGAGCAATTTAAGAAGAATATCGACAATGACAATAAGGTTGAACGTAAGCCCACAGAACCGTTAGAATCGGAACGCCAGCCATTGCGCAATCGTCGCAGGTTGCGGCCACAGCAATCTTTTGTAACGAACTGGTGACGATTCGCGTTCCCGATACGATTTTCGCAGGTGACACCGTCATTTTTGACGTGCCTGCCTTTACTGATTCGGTAGGCAATCAGATCGATAGCGGTGTTTATACGCTTGTTTGGTACGCCCGCACGAATATTGCCTCAGAAGGTGCCAGCGTCACTGGAGTTGTTGAATCAGACGGTTGGCGCGTCACCATCCCTTCAAGCACTAGCGGGGCATTCGACGCAGGGCTCTGGACATGGCAAGCTGTCGCAACCTCTGGAGCACTACAGCACACTGCTGGTAGAGGACAGTTCACTGTCAAGGCAACTCTTGAATATTCAGGAACGCCGGGTGCATTTGATGATCGCTCAAGGGCTCAAATTGACCTGGATTACGTTGAAGGTGCGATCCGCACACTCGCGCAAGGTGGGGCCGTTCAGGAATACACCATTGGCGGGAGAAGCTTAAAGCGTTACAAGATGGCAGAATTGCTGCAGTTACGAGATGCCTTGAAGTCTGAAGTAGACCGCGAACGTCGCGCCGAAAAAGTCAAGCAAGGTCTCGGTAATCCTGGTGTTACCCGCGTGAGGTTTATCTGATATGTGGCCTTTTACACGACGCCGTAAGCCACTTCGCCGCAATTATGCAGGCGCACAAATCAATCGTCTGACGAATGACTGGGTCAGCCAAGGGACTAGCGCAGATTCTGAAATCAAGAACAGTCTGCGGATACTGCGGAACCGTGCTCGTGCTCTTGTACGCGATTCAGATTTCGCCAAGTCTGCGTTGCGGGCGGTTAAGAATAATGTCGTCGGCCAGGGTATCAAGCATCAGGCACAAGTCCGAATGATTCGTGGCGGACGCCTCGACGAACGCTTAAACGCACTGATTGAGTACGAATTTAAGAAGTGGGGCAAGGCTGATAACTGCCATGCCGGTGGCACGTTGACTTGGAGTCAAATTCAACAGTTGTGCATCAATAGCATGATTGAGTCGGGTGAAGTCTTTGTTCGCCTTGTAAAGCAGCAATTCGGTACTAGCGGTGTTCCTCTTGGTTTGGAGGTTATTGAATCTGACCTTCTTGACGATGATTACACCGGCTTTGAGCTCAACGGTAATCGCGTCCGGATGGGTGTTGAGCTGGATGAATGGGGCCGCCCTGTTGCTTATCACTTCCTGAACTATCACCCAGGTGATTATCAGTTCAGCTACAGCGAGATTGCAAAGAAGCGTCGCACGCGCATCCCTGCTGATGAAATTATTCATCTTTACAGCATTGATCGCCCTGGCCAAACACGAGGTGTGACCGCATTTGCTTCGGCAATTATGCGTCTGAATAACCTTAAGGGGTTTGAAGAAGCCGAGATCATCGCTGCTCGCGCAAGTTCGGCAATGATGGGTTTCGTCCGCACTCCTGACCAAGAGCTATTTGAGGATGGCACGTTTGACGATCAGTCGGTGCTTGACTTCTCTCCTGGCAGTATTCGTCGTCTTGCTCCAGGTGAAGAGATGCAGTTCTTCTCACCTACGCGCCCAGATGATGCTTTTACGCCATTTGTTGCGCAGATGTTGCGTGCCGTAGCTGCTGGTGTGGGTTGCTCCTATACACAGGTGTCGAGCGATTTCTCGCAAAGTAATTACAGCTCTTCTCGTCTTGAGTTGATCGAAACTCGCGCTCATTACAGGACTTTGCAGCAGTACATGATCGACACGCTTTGTCAGCCTGTTTATGAAAAGTGGATTGAGATGGCAGTGATGTCAGGGGTCGTGAGAATGCCTGCCTTTGACATGGATCCTGATCGATACTTTGAGTCAAAGTGGATTGCTCCTGCTGCTCAATTCGTTGATCCGCAAAAAGAGGCAGAAGCTTACAAGTCATTGATTCGGTCTGGCGTCATGACTCTTTCTCAAGTCATCGCATTACATGGCGGCGATTTTGAGGAAGTAATGCGCCAACGAGCTCATGAACTTGCCACAATGGACGATCTTGGCATTGTTTTGGATTCTGACCCTAGTGCAGTTGACAAGGCAGGCCAATCACAAAACCCTCCAGTTGAAGAAACGCCCCATCCAGAGCAACATGGTGAAGAGGAATCAAGCTAATGACTGAAATCATGCCTGAAGAAATTGTTGTGATTGAAGAAATTCGGGCAGAACCTGATGCTCTCAATGTTGGTGATTTTGTTAGCTGGGATTCCTCTGGCGGTCGTGCTCGCGGACGAATCACTCGCGTGGTCAAGGACGGAACGATTGACGTACCTGATTCTTCTTTCTCTATCACTGGGACTAGCGATGATCCTGCAGCGTTAATTACTGTTTATCGTGATGGCGAAGAAAGCGATACAAAAGTCGGGCATAAGTTCAGCACGCTGACAAAAATTGAACCAATTCGTATGTTTGAAGGCTCATCTTTTAAACGTGCGGAAAGCACAGAGTTTGCAGAAGCTGAAGATCGTACTCTTGAGTTTCCTTTTGCATCTGAAATGCCAGTCGAGCGTTATTTCGGAATGGAAGTTCTGAGCATGGACGAGAAAGCGATGGATTTATCTCGTTTGAATGATGGCGCACCGCTTCTCTATCAACACGATGCAGACAGGATCGTTGGAGTTGTCGAACGTGCATACATCAAAGACAAGCGCGGTTACGCCAAGGTGAAACTTGCAAATAATGAGCTTGGCCGCGAAATGCAAGAGTTGGTTAAAGATGGAATTATTCGCAACGTAAGTTTCGGCTACAGGATTAACGATATGGAAGAAGATAAAAGCACAAAGCCTGTCACTTATCGGGCCACCTCTTTCCAACCTTTTGAAATTTCGCTGGTGACCGTGCCAGCGGATCAAACTGTTGGCATAGGTCGTGCTTTCACTCAAAATGAAGGCATGTCTACGGCCTCAGCCGTAACAAGTTCACCCACTATCTCCAACATGGAAGAACAAACTCCAAACCTGGAGCTTCTTCGTGCTGAGGCCTCAGAGGCCAAGGCAAAGGAAGCCGCAGAAATGCTTGCCCTTGGTAAGCGCACTCAAAACGTTGATTTGGCCCAAGATTTCGTAATGAATTCTCGGTCACTCGACGAACTCCGTTCCGCTCTCATCGAAAAAATGGGTTCTCAAGTCAAGCCCGTTGATAGCACTGCTGGAGAGATTGGCCTTTCTGAAAAGGAAACGCGCTCATTCTCTTGGTTGCGTGCAATCAACTATCTCTCCAATCCTGCTGACCGCGCTGCTCGTGAAGCTGCTGGTTTTGAGATTGAAGCATCCGACGCTGCTGCTGCAAAGCTTGGCCGTCAGTCCCGTGGTATCACCATCCCTCAGGACATCCTGAGCCGCGACTTGGCAACTAGCCCTGCATCTGCTGGCGGCAACCTCGTTGCTACTGATTTGCTGGCTGGTTCCTTTATCGACCTGCTTCGCAACGCTTCTGCTCTTGATCGTGCTGGCGCAACTGTGCTGACCGGCCTGACAGGCAACGTTGCAATTCCTCGTCAATCTGGTGCGGCTACCGCTTACTGGGTTGCTGAGTCTGGCGCTCCTTCCGAGTCTCAACAGACTTTGGATCAAGTGACGATGATGCCTCGCACTGTCGCTGCTTACACCGACTACAGCCGTCGCCTGCTGATTCAATCCAGCGTTGACGTTGAGAACATGGTCCGCCGTGACCTTGCTCGCGTATTGGCTCTCAAGATTGACCTTGCTGGCCTTTATGGCACCGGCACCAACAGTGAGCCTCTTGGCCTGAAGAACACTACCGGCATCGGTACTGAAGATTTTGCTGCTAACACCCCCACATTTGCTGAGGTTGTTGCACTTGAGTCTGACGTTGCCGGAGCTAACGCTCTTCTTGGCAACCCTGTGTATCTGATGAATGCTGCAATGCGCGGCGCTCTGAAGACTGCGGTCAAGGAATCCGGCCAAGCCAGCTACATCTACGAGAACAACGAAGTGAACGGCTATCGCGGTGAAGTCAGCAACCAAGTGGCTGCTAATGATCTGTGGTTCGGTAACTTCGCTGATCTCTTGATCGGTTACTTCTCCGGTCTGGATCTCATGGTTGATCCTTATAGCAACAGCACAAGCGGCACCGTTCGTGTTGTAGCAATGCAGGACGTGGATATGGCCGTGCGTCATCCCGAGTCCTTCTCACGCGGTAACAACACCCTCTGATAAATGAAGATCCGTATCCTGAAGCAAACAATGCTTGGGGCGACGGTAGTCAAGGTTGGGGATGTCGTTGAGGCTCCCCTCCCTGACGCTCAATTTCTGATTGGTATTGCAAAAGCCGAACAGTACGTTGAGACTTCTTCTATTAGGGAAGAATCTATCGCTGAACCCGAAGCACTTTCCTGTCCACCTGTAAAACCTTCTTCCAAACGGAGAAAGACCAATGTTGCAAAACCTGGGCTCTAAGAGCTATCAATTAGCAGTTCGCCCTAACGCGCTTTCTGCTACCACGGGTGTTGGCTCTGCCATCGACCTGAATGACTACGAAGGCGACATCGTCTTCTCTCTTGACGCTTCCGCTGGTGGCTCTGGCATCACTTATGCCGTCAAGATCACCGAATCGGACACCTCTGGTGGTTCTTACACCGATGTTTCTGGCGGTGCCTTTACCACTACTAGCGCCAATGCAGCCCTTCAGGAGAAGATCTTCGTCAACTCCAACGACATGAAGCGGTATATCAAGGCTAGTGTCACTGTTGCTGGTGGTACTGGAACCGGTTTCGTCTCTGTCGTGGCTCTGGCCGCTAAGAAGTACGACTGATCATGAGTCTCCAAGATACCTTCGCTTTCTTAAATACAGACGAGTTTGGCGTTACTTGCCAGATTGGTGTTGGTGACGATTTTGTTGGTATTTTGGATTCACCAATGGATGTAATCGCGGGTGGGATGGCATTGAGTCGGGAGTATTTGCTAACTGCAAAAACCTCTGATGTCAGTGCTCTTGCTCGCGGTTCTTCTATCACTATTGCTTCTGATGCTTACACCGTCAGGGAAAATCGTCCTATTGATGACGGATTGTTTTCTGAGTTGTTACTAACGAAAGACTGATGGCAACCTTGAAATATGACAAGCGATCTGCATGGGCTTCGAGAAACCCAGTATTGCTAGCTGGAGAGGTTGGCATTGAGTCTGAAACTCAATACGAAAAGATCGGTAACGGGCGAGATCCGTGGTCAAAGCTTGATTATTTTGGCAGTCCTGGGTATTGGGCTGAATTTGTTGATGCAAGCGAACAGACAGCTGCTGCGAACACTCCCACTGAGGTCACTTTCAGGAACCCTGATCCGACAGCAAATCACGGGGTCAGACTTGATAGCGACTCAAAGCTGGTAGTTGAATATCCCGGCATTTATGTTTTTGAGTTTGTTTTGCATCTAGAGAACGACGACACTCAAATTCATGATGTACATTTTTGGTTGAGAAAAAACAATAGCGGCAGCGCGGGTGATATTCCTTTGACAACGTTGGCAGTAAGCGTGCTGGAGAAGCATGGTGGCGTTCCTGGTCGCGTGATTGCAGTGCTAGACCATACTTTGAATCTTGCGGCGGAGGATTACATTGAGTTGATGTGGGCTACAAGTAATGCAAATATTTCCATACAGTCGTCGCCTGCAATAACAAGCCCATATGTGCGACCTGCGGCCCCTAGCGCAGTTTGTAACGTATTCCAAGTTTCTGCTGCCTGATTATGGCTGACACCAAGCGCGAATTGATCCTAGCCCGCATCAAGACGAACCTTGATTCAATCAGTGGCGCAACAGTTTATCGAAGCCGGGTTGAGCCCTTAGCCAGAGGAGAAGTGCCTGCTGTCATTGTTGAGCCTGTCAACGATCAGCCGATTGACACCAACTTCTATGACAAGCTGGATTGGACTTTGAGAGCAAGGGTCACAACACTTGTACGCAATGACGTACCAGATGATGCGTCTGACACCTACACGCAACAGGTGCATGCATTGTTAATGGCTGATCAAACCTTGAATGGATATGCGCTTGACTTGACGCCTGATCGAACTGATTTCAGCTTGTATGAGGCTGACGTCCCGCTTGGAGTGATTAGCCAAGACTTTTTAGTCCGTTATCGTTCTAGTAGGACAGACCTGACTTCAGGTTGATCAATCGCTATTATTGTTATGCAGGTACCTAATCCTGGTGCGGGCGGCAGTTATCTGTTCGACCCCAAAACAGGCGAACTCCGACTGATCGAATCACCCTCCGCTCCTACTGAAAATGGCACTGACGCGCAAGAAATTTCTGATCGCAAAGATCGAGTCATCGTACGGGACGGATCCAACGCCAGTCGGAGGAAGTAATGCCGTTCAAGTTACCAATGTTGAAGTAACTCCTATTGAGTCTGACAACGTTCAGGCTGCAGCTTATCAAGGATTTATTGGTAACAGCACTCGTGGCACTTTGGTCGCAAACAAGCGTGTTGCCATCACCTTTGACATTGAGCTTAGTGGTTCTGGTGCTGCTGGAACGGCTCCTGCCTTTGGCCCCTTACTTAAGTCTTGTGGCTTGTCAGAGACCATTGTTGGTGCTACTAGCGTTACCTACGCAGGTGTGAGCAGCAGCTTTGATTCTGCAACGATCTACTGCTTCTACGATGGCACTCGCCATAAGATCACTGGTTGTCGCGGAACAGTCGGTTTCAACTTGACAGCAGGTCAGTTTCCTGTTGCCAGCTTCCAGATGATTGGCATTTATAACGCACCTGACGACACTGCTCTTTCAGGTAGTTTTACTGTTGCTAATCAAGCTGCAGCTCTTGAGGTGAATGACACCAACGTCACCACTGCAACCTTCCACGGTGAAACCAGTGTTCGCCTGGAAAGCTTGGACTTGTCTTTAAACAATGAGTTCACTTACAAGGAAACTGCAAGCTCCAAGGAAGTGTTTATTACCAATCGCGCTCCTGGCGGTACTGCGGTAATTGAAGCACCTGCTATTGGTACAACTGATTACTTTGCTAAGGCTACGGCTGTCACGACTGCAAGCAGCAGCTTTGTGATTGGTGCTAGTGCTGGCAACATTGCTACTTTCACGATGGCGCAAACCGACATCACGGGAGTAAGCTACGGCGACACTAACGGAGTGGTTTCGTTGTCCATGCCGTATTTGGCTTTGCCAACAACTGCAGGTAACGACGAGTTCTCTCTGACCTTTACTTGATCCAAGGTCTTTACTGAATCCAATGGCTTTCGTCCTTAAAAAGGTTTCTTCTTATAAGTGGCCTGTCACTGTCGAAGTTCCTGTCGATGGTGGCAAGTTTAAGAAAGAGACCTTTACGGCAGTCTTTAAAAAGATGAGCCGCTCATCCTTCAATGATTTAATTGATCAAGGTGATGACGCTTTGGTTGGTGAAATCATTGAGGGTTGGGAGGGAATCAAAGATGAAGTTGGGGATGAGGTGGAATACAGCGAATCAACCAAGGTTGAATTGTTTGATGATCCCTATGTCTTGCGTGCTGTGATCACGGCATACACTGACAGCTTGACTGGGGCACAAGCAAAAAACTAGAAGAGGCCGCTGAGTATTGGGCGAAAGGCGGCGTTGTCGATGAGCGCGAAGCTGATCTAAAAGCTCTTGGTGCTAGTGAAGAACAGATTGCGCAAGCGCGGCTAGAAGCTGTTGAGCAGCACTGTGAAGTGTGGGAAGAGAATTGGGACGTTGTGATGATGTTCCTAAGGATGCAGACGCAGTGGAATGTCAGTATGGCTGGATTGACGGGGCTGAACTACTCATCACTGGACTATCTCAGTAGACTGTATTCAGTGAAGGATCCTGTTTCTCTGTTCGAGGGGATACAGGTGATGGAAGTCACGGCCCTGACCTGTCTGAACAAAAGGAAACCCTGATGGCTGCTGTCACCACTGAACTGAAGGTTTTAGTCAAGGCCGTAGGCAAGGGTGAGCTGAAGGAGCTTGAGGCTGCGTTAAATAAGCTTGCTGTTACGGCAAGGACAAAAGTTGATGTCAATTTTAAAAAGGTCAGCTCTGAGTTAAAAAATATTCAAAGCACTTCCACGCGAAGCATTAAGAACCTAAGAGATTACAGAAATGCATGGCGTGATATTGCAGCTCAACTTGATATCAGCAGTAAGGAGTTTAAAGAAGCAACAGCAGAAGCAGCAAAGCTTGATGCACAACTAGCAAAAGCAGAGAAGCGTAGACCTGCGGGTGGTGGTGGGCGATTAAGAGGTGCAGCGCAAATTGCTGGCACGGTTGCCGGTGCTGGGGTCTTCGGTGGACCTGAAGGTGCGATTGGAGCCGCAATTGGCGCAATTGGCGGACCCGCTGGCTCAATCGTTGGCGGTGCTATTGGTGCGCAAGTTGGGCAGATAAGAAAAGCGTTGGGCGCTACTGCTGAATATGCGGCAGAACTGAAAAAACTTAGAATTGCGCTTCAGGGTGTCACTACAAGCAATGAACAATACTCACAAGCTTTACAGGCTATTGAGCAAGGAACAAAAGACTACGCAATTCCTCAAGAAATCCTTACCAAGCAATTCACTAAATTACAGGCTTCTGTTCAAGGTGCAGGCGGAAATCTAAACGACACCAAAACCGCATTTAATGGAATTGTTGCAGCTGTTCGGGCAACTGGCGGCTCACTGCAAGACGTTGATTCTGCGTTAACAGCGACTGCGCAAGTCTTCTCTAAAGGTAAGGTGTCAGCCGAGGAGCTGAGGCAGCAGATTGGTGAAAGACTGCCAGGCGCTTTCAGTATTTTCGCTGAAAGTATTGGCAAAACTCCTCAAGAATTAGATAAAGCCCTTGAGGATGGAAAAGTTAGCCTTCAGGATTTTCAAACCTTTAGCGAAGCACTGTTTGAGCGTTATGGCGAAAATGCAAAAATAATTGCATCCGGGCCTGAGTCTGCGGGTGATCGATTAAAAGTTTCACTTGGCAAACTAAGCGAAAGCGTTGGTACTTTGCTTGCTCCTATTGGCACTGCATTTTTAAAGACTTTTGAGGAAATTGTCAAAGCTATTGCGACTGCAACTATTGCATTAAATAATTTTTTAGGCATTGGCACACAAGGTGCTATTAATAAAGCTGAACGAGAGTTTAAAGCAGCACAAAAGGCTTTAAACGAGTCTGGCCTTCGGGGCACTCTAGACCCTAAAGATTTAGGGATACGCGATAGAGCTAGATTAGCTCGGCTGAGGAATGCATTCAACCTTGCGCAAGACCGATTGCAAGAAGCTAGAGCTGCGGGCGTAGGGGTTGACTTGCAAAGACCAGAGCAAGGCGATGGCCTTCCTGGTATTACACTTGGCGGCACTGACACTAATACCGGTGCCGGTCGTGGGCGTGGGCGTGGGAGAGTTCGAGCACCGATGGGTGAAGCTGAGTACGAGCTTCGTCAACGCATTAATGAAGCACGAGCTCAAGATCTTGATTACGCACGGGCAATCGCTGAATTTGATTTAAAAGTTTTTGAAATTAATACAAAACTTGTTAACGATCCCTTAAAGCAACTTGATGAATTTAGAAAAGCTGAAATTGTATTAGGCGAAAAAATGGTAAAAATTGATGAGCAAAAAGTTAAAGAGGCGGAAAAGTATGAACAGGCAATTGTTGGCGCTGGCGAGGCTATGGGCAGAGATTTGGCTAAATTAATTCCTGAGACTACTAAGCTTGGAGAACTTTGGAAAGGTGTTAAAGATACCATTTCCACTGGTATTGCTAATGCGCTTGAGGACGTAATTTTTAACGCTAAGTCGCTTCAGGAATCTCTTGCTGGGATCTTCAAATCGTTAGCCAGCACGTTATTTCAGTTTGGCACTAAGAGCCTGTTTGGTTTTGCCGATGGTGGGATCATGAGTCAAAGCGGCCCTATGGACCTCAAGCGTTATGCACGCGGTGGAGTTGCCAATAGCCCGCAGCTTGCAATGTTTGGCGAGGGGTCAACGCCTGAAGCCTATGTACCGCTTCCTGACGGACGTAGCATCCCGGTTACAATGAGGGGAACTAGTTCAGGCGTTCAGGTGGGTGCTATTAATATTACCGTTGAGAACACAGGCGATGATTTGACTCCTGCAGCACAAAAACAGCTGGCGGGTCAAGTGAAGGGCATCGTGTTATCAACGCTGGCTAATGAGCGCCGCAGCGGAGGGATGCTCTGATGACTTACATGGCATTTAATGATATCAAGCTCGACTTGGTAACAACATCACGTCGCACTCAAAGAGTTCAAAGAGCACAGTTTGGAGATGGCTATTCTCAAATCCTTACAGACGGTTTGAATTCAGAAGGAGAGAGCTGGAATTGCACCACAATTGCACTAACAAATGAAGAAATTTTTTCTCTAGAAAGTTACTTTTTGGCTCAACGTGGACAAGCCATTCCGTGGAATTCTCCGTTTGATACAAAGACTTTTTCTAGGCCGTTTGAAGCTGGTCAATTGCGTTTAGGGTATACAAACATTGCATCTTTAACTCTTACCGGGTACACAAGGCCAACTGATTACACGGCTAACATGGTGACGGGTTTGTTGACTTCTGTGACCATTGCTAACAGTACCGTTGTTCCGATTACACTGACTTTGGCGTCAAGATCTTTTTTGATCAATGATGGCTGGACTATTACGCCTGTTGGGGCTGTGCATTCAACCTTAAAATTTAGCTTGACGAGGGTATATGTATGACGCAAACGCCTCCTAACGCTGAAGTATTTAAGCCACAGCTGCCGCAGATTATTGATCTGTTTACGCTCGACATCACGGCAATTTTGCCTTCTGGCTCCTCAGACCAAGCGATTTATAGATTTGCAAATTGGTCACAAGTTAATGGCGCTGATGTTGTCTATCAAACGAACACTTATACGGCGTTGCCTCTAGAGGCATCAGGGTTTGAGCT